GACGCGGAAGTTCTCCACCACCGAGATCGCCCGGCTGTTCGGCATCCCCGGCTGGATGATCAACGACCAGGAGAAGTCGACGTCCTGGGGCACCGGCATGGAGCAGCAGTGGCGCACCTTCGTGCAGATCACTCTGCAGGGCTACATGCAGCGCATCGAACAGCGCCTGGTCCGCGAGCTGGTCAACCCCGCCACCGACCAGGTCAAGTTCAAGGTCGAAGGCCTGCTGCGCGGCGACTCCGCCGGGCGCTCGGCGTTCTACTCCTCCGCCATCGTCAACGGCTGGATGGTGCCCAACGAGGTCCGGGCATTGGAAGACCTCGAGCCCGTTCCCTGGGGCGATGAGCCCTACCTCCCGCACAACACCGCCGCCGAGGCGCAGACGACCACCGATCCGCCGGGAGGCGACACATGACGACCACCCGCGAACCGCCCGGCCTCGTGGTCGAGCACCGCACCCTCGGCCTCGCCGACACCGACGTCGCCGTGCGCGCGGCCGGCGACGGCGAGGCGAAGAAGTTCACCGGCCACGCGGCCGTCTTCGACTCGCGCACCACCATCGGTGACCCGATGCGGTGGGGCTTCTACGAGGAGATCGACGCCCGCGCTTTCGACGACACCCTCACCGTCGACGACCAGCGCTTCCTGGTCGACCACGACTCGCGGATGCTCGTCGCCCGCGTCTCTTCGGACGACCTCCGGCTGTCCACCGACGGTGTCGGCCTGGCCGTCGACGCCGACCTGGACGAGGAGGTGTCCTACGTCCGCGATCTCGCTCGCAACCTGGAGAAGCGCCGCATCACCGGCATGAGCTTCGGGTTCCGGGTCCTCGCCGACGAGTGGCAGGAGGTCGAGATCGACGTCACCGACGACCAGGGCCGCACCTCGACGACCACCGCCGAGCTGCGGCGCCTCACCAAGGTGCAGCTGCTCGAGGTCTCCGCCGTCACCTTCCCCGCCTACGAGGACACCGACGCCGGCCTGCGGGCCATGGTGTCCGAGGTCCGGGCCGCCCGCGGGCGGCCCGCTGAAGCACCCACCGCGCGCGGTGGGGACAAGGCCGCCGCTCGCGCGGCCGAACACCGCCGGCGCCGCGAGGCGGAGCTGGCAGCCCGCTACACGCTCCCCCGCCAGTAGCCGGGCCCGCCCCACCTCTCCCCTGACGTCCCCTGGAGGACACCATGAGCCGCCTGAAGAAGCTGATCGAGGACCGGGCCACCGCCTGGAGCCAGGTCAAGGACATCCGCGCCCGCCTCGAGGCGGACGGCTACAAGCCGAGCGACGAGGACAACGAGACCTACGAGCGGGGCCTCGCCGACGTCGAGCGCCTCTCCCAGGACATCGAGCGCGAAGAGCGCGCCGAGCGTGCCGGCCGCGGCCTCGACGTCTTCACTCCCGACCAGCGCACGACGAGCCCGCGCCCCGGCGACGGTGACCACGAGGAGCCCGACGCGGACCCCGAGCTCGCCTACCGCGGCGCCTTCGGTGAGTTCCTGCGCCGCGGCATCGTCGAGCTGGACGCCGAGCAGCGGCAGCTGCTGCAGCGCAACTTCAGCCAGACGAAGGAGATGCGCGCGCTCGCCGCCGGGACGAGCACCGCGGGCGGCTACACGGTGCCCAAGGAGTACCTCAACCGGATGACCGAGGCCATGAAGGACTACGGCGGCATCCTGCAGGTCTCCGACGTCATCAACACCGCCGACGGGTCGCAGATGTTCTGGCCCACCAACGACGACACCGCCAACGTCGGGGCCATCCTCGGCGAGAACGTCCAGGCCACCGAGCTGGACTTCACCTTCGGCCAGATGGACCTCAACGCCTTCATCTACACGTCGAAGATCACCCGCGTGTCCTTCTCGCTGCTGCAGGACTCCGCGTTCGACCTCGACACCTGGCTGCCGCGCAAGCAGGGCGAGCGCATCGGCCGCGCCGTGGCCGGCCACCTCGTCAACGGCACCGGCTCTGGTCAGCCGCAGGGCCTCGTCACGGGCCTGGTCGCCGCGGGCGCCATCGTCACCTCGTCGGTGAGCGCGAAGGTCTCCTTCGACGACCTCATCACCCTCGAGCACTCGATCGACCCGGCCTACCGCAACTCCGGGCGCCAGCGCTACCTGCTGTCGGACTCCGCGCTGATGAACCTGCGCAAGGTCAAGAACGCGCAGGACCAGTACGTCTGGCAGCCCTCCACGCAGGTCGGTACCGCCTCGGCGATCAACGGGCACCCGTACACGATCGACAACGGCCTGGACGCTCTCGCCGCGTCCTCGCGCAGCGTCGTCTTCGGCGACATCGCCTCCGCGTACCTGGTGCGTCAGGTCGCCGGGTCGCAGCAGATGCGCCTCACCGAGCGCTACGCCGACTTCGGCCAGGTCGGCTTCCTGGCCTTCATGCGCCTGGACGCCAAGGTCCAGGACGCCAACGCGGCCCGGGTCCTCGTCACCAAGGCCTGAGCCGACCACCGCATCATCGACGCCTGAGGAGGCCCGCCATGGCGGAGACCACGAAGCCCACCCCGGAGCCCAAGACCACCGGAGCGACGGAGACGCCCGCTGCCGGCGGCGTCGCGGCCGACACCGGCATCGACGCCGCCGGCGTCACCGTGCCGGAGGAGGCGAAGGAGACCGCGCACGCCAAGGTCGACGTCGTCGCCGTGCCGTCCCTGCGCGCCGACGGCACCCCGGACCAGACCAGCGACTTCAAGCAGCTGGTCGAGGACGAGGACCCCGCCCGCAAGGCGCTGTGAGCGTGGGGGCCAGCCAGGGCGGCTACGAACCGCCCCCGCCCGGCCGCCGCATCCGGTCGCGGCTGCACCGCGGAGAGTTCGTCGTCTCCGCGGCGCAGACGCGCCGGCACGGCCACGCGCTCCTCCACGACCTCGAGCGTCCCGAGCGCGACCAGCGCGAGGTGACCGCAGAGCTCAGCCGCCCCGACGAGCCCGGAGGTGAACAGCGATGCCCCTGAGCGTTCAGGACCTCGCCGAGCACCTCGGCCTCACGACCACGCCCGACGACCTGCAGCTGTTCCTCGACGCCGCCGTGCGCGTCGTCGAGGGCCGCTGCGGCCCGCTCGAGGAGCGGCCGCAGACGCTGCGATGCCGGCCCAACGGCCGCAACCTCGTGCTGCCGGCCACCGAACTGCGGTCGGTCACCGCGGTCCGCAACCCCGCCGGCCAGGTCGTCGAAGTGCGACCGGCCGACGTCAACCTCCTCGCCGGCATCGTGCCGGTGCCCACCATCCGCGCGGGGTGGTGGGAGGTCGACGTCGTCACCGGTAACCAGACGATGCCGCCGGACCTCAAGCTGGCCGTCTTCATCGTCGCCTCCCACCTGTACGAGATCCGCCGCGGCCGTGGCGGGCGACCGCAGGCCTTCTACGGCGGCGAGAACAGCGACACCCAGGACGTCCCCCGCGGGTTCGCGGTGCCCGCGCGAGCCGCCGAGCTCATGCGCCCGTACATCCTCCCGGCGTTCGCGTGAAGCCCCGCGGCACGCGGATCCCCGTCCTGGTGGCCAGCCTCGTCGACATCGTCACGCGCGGCCTGGACCCCGTGCAGGTCATCAACGGCCCCCGCGGTGCGCAGAACATCGCCGCCGACGCCGTCCTGCTCGGGCTCACGCCCGCCGGCGCTGAAGCGGTGGCGGTCACCAGCACGGCCGCCGCCGGTCTCGGCTCCCGGCCTGTGGACTCCTTCACCCTCTGGGGCCTCGTCTCCTGCTACCACGGCGACGACGACGTCCAGGGCCTCTACAACCGCGCCGGCGAGCTGCTCGACCAGGTCGAGGAGCTCCTTGTCGCCCAGCGCGTCATCCCCGACGTCGCCGACGACCTGAAGCTCGGCACCGACTCCACCTGGACGCCGGCGCACTTCGAGCAGGGCACCGCGCTCGAGGTGTCCTTCACCATCACCGGCCGGATGCTGAGGTGACGGTCGAAGACAACGGCGAGCTCACCCGCGAGATCGGCCGCCTCGGGCCGCGCCTGCGGCAGATCCCGGACGACCTCCGCACGGCGACACGCACCGCCATCCGCACCGCAGCCACACCGCTCGCCGCACGAGCCAGGCAGAACGCGGCCTGGTCCACCCGCATCCCGCGCGCCATCCGCGTCGGGACGAGCTTCGCGGGCAAGAACGCGGGCGTCACCCTCCGCGTGGCGCTGCGCACGGCCCCGCACGGCCGCGCCTACGAGGACCTCTCCGGGGCCTCCCGCAACGGGACGTTCCGGCACCCCGTGTTCGGACACCGCGACCGCTGGGTGACGCAGAAGACCCGCCCCTTCATCGGCCCCGCTGTCTCGGCGGGCCGCGACCAGACCCTGCGCGACGTGGACGAGGCCATCACCACGGTCCTCGCCCGCGCCGGCTTCACGAACTGACAGGAGGGCGTCATGGCCCAGTTCATCGAGATCGAGCACCCCAAGATCGAGGGGCACACCGCGCGCGTCGCGGAGAGCGCCCTGGAGAGGCTCGCCGAGGCGGGCTGGAAGCGCGTCGACCAGGCCACCGAGTCGCCCAGTGCGGCCGACGTGCCCGAGACCCTCCCGGCGCCTGCCCCGGTCGCCGCTGACACCCCGGCCCCGAAGGCCAAGCCGAGCAAGTAACACGTCCCGCCGCCCCTCCCCCTCCCGAACCTGGAGTCCCTCATGGTCACGCCGCTGCCCCAGTCCGACCGCTTCTTCGCCCCGGGCATCACCAAGGCCCTGTTCCTGCCGGTGGTGGCCAACTCCACCAAGAGCTCCTCCGACCCGGCCTACTGCGTGCCGACCGCCGCGGAGGTGTCCGCCGGCATCGACCTGTCCGACGAGATCGCCGACTGGTCCGGCTTCAGCCTCTCCTCGAACTTCATCGACACCCCCGACCTCGGCTCGCTGTTCACGGGCACCGTCCCGGGCCGCATCAGCTCCGAGGCGTCGAGCATCACGTTCTACGCCGACCGCGACGGCCAGGACGTCCGCGAGATCCTGCCGCGCACCACCCAGGGCTTCATCCTCATCGCCGACGGCGGCCTGGCCACCGGCAAGAAGGCCGACGTCTTCCCGATCGAGGTCGGCTCCGTCGGCAAGCCGCGGTCGGTGTCCGACACCGCCTCGCAGCTCACGATCAACGTGTCCATCCGCCGGCAGCCGGCGCAGGACGTGACGCTGCCGACCATCGCGTGAGTGCTCTCCGCGACAGGCTGGCCGCGAAGGCGCGCCGGCGGACCGTCTTCCACGTCGAGATCAGCGACGCCGAGGACGCCCGCCGGCGCGTCGACGAGGCGCAGCAGCAGGTCACGCTGCGCGGCTTCATGGACGGGGCCTCCGAGCTCGAAACGGCGAAGGCTGCCCTCGCCGCAGCCGAGCAGGAACTCGCCAAGCACTACGAGCCCGTCGAGTTCCAGGCGGCCACGCCGGCCGACTACGAGGCCCTGTCGGCGGCGCACTTCCAGGACAAGAAGGACGACGACATCGACATCGACGCCGTCCTGCCCGCCCTCGCCGCCATCTGCGCGGTCGAGGAAGACATGCGCGACGAGGCCTGGTGGTCCGACCAGCTGTCCCCGGCCACCTCGGCCTGGTCGGCCGGGGAGCGCTCGGCGCTCTACAACCGCCTCGTCGACCTGAACGTCGCCCGCCCGGACGTGCGGATCCCAAAAGGCTGACGAGGGACGCTCTCTTCGCGGCCCGCATGGCCTACTGCGGGCCGCAAGGGATCCCCCTCGACACCTTCCTCGGGTGGCCGCAGGCCTCCCAGGACGCCGCCCTGATGTGGCAGGCGCATGAGGGCCGCCGCTACCCCGACGGCACCCACCCCGACGACTGGGACCCAGAGCAGGGCGGGTCCCGTCGGGCTTTCCACACCCACATCGACGTCCACCCCGGCGCCCAGCTCATCGAGACCGCGATGAACAGCCCCGACTTCGCCGCAGCGGGCAAGGGCGCGCACGTGCGCCTGGTCCCCGGCGACGCCGCTGCATGCACTCGCTGCGGACAGCAGCACTGAGAGGAGTCCGGCCGTGGCCGACCGCAACAACGACATCCTCATCCGGCTGCAGCTGCGCACCCAGGGCGACTTCAAGACCGCCGAGGCCTCCGCCAAGGCCATGGAGCGCGAGCTGGGCCGCCTGGAGACCGCTCAGCGCTCCATGGCCGCCAACGAGGCCGCCGCCTACCGGGAGCAGGCCGCGCGCGACGCCAAGCGCTCGGACTCCCTCGCCAAGGCCGGGCGCTCCATGCAGCTGCTCGGGCTGGCCTCCATCGCCGCCGGGGGCGTGGCGATCAAGTCCTTCGCGGACTTCGACGCCGCCATGAGCGAAGTGCAGGCCGCGACCCACGAGACCTCGCAGAACATGGGTCAGCTGCGTGAGGCGGCGCTGAAGGCCGGCAAGGACACCGTCTACTCCGCCACCGAAGCTGCCGGCGCCATCAGCGAGCTGTCCAAGGCTGGCGTGTCCACCACCGACATCCTCGGCGGCGGCCTGTCCGGCGCGCTGAACCTCGCCGCGGCCGGCGGCATCGACGTCGGTGAGGCCGCCGAGACCGCTGCGTCGGCCATGACGCAGTTCGGCCTCTCCGGCAAGGACGTCGGTCACATCGCCGACCTCCTCGCCGCCGGCGCCGGCAAGGCGCAGGGGTCTGTCTCCGACCTCGGTGCGGCGCTCAACCAGTCAGGCCTGGTCGCCAGCCAGATGGGGCTCGGCATCGAGGAGACCACCGGCACCCTCGCTGCGTTCGCCTCCGCCGGCCTCACCGGCTCGGACTCCGGCACCAGCTTCAAGACGATGCTGCTGTCCCTGGCCAACCCGTCCAAGGCCGCCACCGAGACGATGACCTCGCTCGGCATCGCGGCCTACGACGCGCAGGGCAACTTCGTCGGCACCGAACGGCTGGCCGGGCAGCTGCAGGCCGCGCTCGGTGGCCTCAGCCAGGAGCAGCGCGACTCCGCGCTCGCCACCATCTTCGGCAGCGACGCGATCCGCGCCGCCAACGTCCTCTACACCCAGGGCTCGGCCGGCATCGGCAAGTGGACCGCGGCCGTGAACGACACCGGCTACGCCGCCGACACCGCCCGCGTCCGCACCGACAACCTCCGCGGCGACCTCGAGCGGCTGAAGGGCTCCCTGGAGACCGCCTTCATCGCCGGCGGAGAGGGCGCCGGAGGGGTCCTGCGCACGCTGGTGCAGCTCGCGACCCAGGCGGTGGACTCCTTCTCTGACCTCCCCCCCGAGCTGCAGTCGGCCGCTGCTGGTGCGGCTGTCGTCGGCGGCGGCCTCGTCGCGATGGGCGGCGCCGCACTCGAGGCCGGGCAGAAGATCGTCGAGGTCAAGGAGACAATGGAGGCCCTCGGCCTCACCGCGGGCAACCTCAAGACGGCCTTCGGCAAGGTCACCTCCTTCCTCGGGGGTCCCTGGGGTCTCGCCATCACCGGGGCCGTCGTACTCCTCGGAGCCTTCGGCGCCTCCGCCTACGAGGCCCACAAGCAGCAGGAAGAGCTGCGCGGCACCCTCGACCAGACGACTGGCGCCATCACCAGTCAGACGAAGGCGCTCGTCGCCCAGACCCTGCAGCAGGACGGCACCCTTCGCCAGGCCCGCATGCTCGGCGTGAACCTCCAGACCGTCACCGACGCAGCGCTCGGCAACGCCGACGCCATCGCCACCCTGCAGGCGAAGTACGACGCCGCCGTCGCCGCGCAGAAGACGTTCACCACGCAGAACGGCATCGCCGCCGGAAGCCAAAACCTCCTGAACACCGCGACCAACAAGACCGCCTCCAGCCTCGACGTCCAGGTGCGCGGCCTCGGCAACCTGATCGAGACCACCGGGCGCTCCGCCGGCGTCATCAGCGACCAGGCCGCGGCCGCCGCCGAAGTCGCGGACGCTGCCGGTACAGCCAGCGGGGCGACCACCGACCTCACTGGCGCGACCACCGGACTCGCCGAGGCGAGCACCGTCGCAGCCAACGCCGCGAGCAACCTCTCCGACGCCGAGCGGTCCGTCCGCTCCGACTTCGCCGACACCGCAGCCAGCTTCGTGAGCGTAGGCGACGCGCTCAAGACCGCCCAGGACCAGGTCGACGCGAAGGTCAGGGAGTCCGCGCAGGCGCAGGCGGATGCGTCGAAGTCGACGAAGGACTCCTGGGAGGACTACGCCAAGGGCGTCACGGCCAGCTTCGACCAGGTCATCGCTCAGCTCGAGAAGCAGGTCACCTCCCAGGGCGACTGGGAACGCAACATGATCCTGCTCGCCGGCCGTGTCAGCGACGGCACCCTCGACTCCCTGCGCAAGCTCGGGCCGGAGGGGTCTGCTCTCGTCGCCGATCTGGTCAACCGCAGCGCCGACGAGCTCGCACGCTTCGACGATCTCACCACGCAGTCACTGTCCAGCACGACTGATGCGTGGGCCACGAAGCTGCGGGAGGCTGAGCCGGTTCTGGCGGCCGCAGCGCGGGACCTCGGCGAGAAGACCGCCGACGGCTACCGGCAGCGCCTCGCCGACGGCACTGCGAGCGTCGAGCAGATCGCCCAGGAGTACAAGGCCGCGCTGGACCAGAACATCCCGTCCTCGAAGACGACCCTGATCTCCATCCAGGGCGCCAACCAGGCCGTCGAGGGTGTCAAGAGCGTGAAGTCGTCGATCGACGCCCTCCAGGACAAGACGATCACCCTCAAGGCGATCCTCTCGGGCTCCGTCGCTCCCGCGGCGACGCTGAAGCCGGGCGACCCCGGCTACGGCGTTCGTCTCAAGGCGACGGGCGGGTACATCAGCGGCCCAGGCACGGGCACCAGCGACTCCATCCCCGCGCTGCTGTCCAACGGCGAGTATGTCGTGCGCGCGGCCGCCACCGGCCGCCACAGGGGTCTCCTCGAGGCCATCAACCGCGACGACCCCTCCGTTCCCCGCTTCGCCGCCGGCGGGGCCGTGGGCGTCACCGTGAACATGCCCTCCCAGGGCAAGCTCACCGGCGACCTCTACGCCGCCCTCAAGGGCCCCGCCCAGCAGCTGCAGAAGTCCGCGCTCGAGCAGGCCGTCCTCTCCCAGTCCGTGGGTGCGGTCGGCAAGGGCGTCGAGCGCTGGCGCGGCGTCGTCCTCCAGGCGCTCGCCATGATGGGCCAGCCGGCGTCGCTCGCCGACACCACGCTGCGCCGGATGAACCAGGAGTCCGGCGGCAACCCGAACGCCATCAACCTCTGGGACTCCAACGCGAAGGCCGGGCACCCCAGCCAGGGCCTCATGCAGACGATCCAGGGTACGTTCCAGGCGAACCACTTCCCAGGCACCTCGTGGAACATCCTCGACCCGCTGGCGAACATCCTCGCCTCGATGCGCTACGCGATCAGCCGCTACGGCTCCCTCGCGAAGGCCTACAACAAGGCCGGCGGGTACGCCGAGGGCGGCCCCGTGAGCGGCGAGGGCACGGGCACCAGCGACTCCATCCCGGCGCTGCTGTCCAACGGCGAGTTCGTCGTCAACGCGCACTCCACGTCGCAGCACCGCGGCCTGCTCGAGGCGATCAACGCGCAGCGCTTCGCGACGGGCGGCATCGTCGGCCGCGGCGCTCGTGACGCGGCCGGCACGTCCCCTGCGGGTCCCACCAACGGGCTCAACCTCGCCGCCTACCTGGCGCAGAACATGGTGCCGGCACCGCTGAAGGTGGACGACTCCGAGCTGCGCCAGGCCAACGCATCCCTCACCACCTGGACGAGCAACCTCGCTCTGGCGCAGGCCAAGCTCAAGGGCGCCCAGGCGGAGATGGATCGCTGGACCGACGAGATCCGCGACGCAGAGGGCGCAGTCACCGACGCGATCCGCGACCGGGACAGCGCGACGGACGACCTCACGCGCGCCCAGAAGGCCCAGCTGACCGCGCGCGAGGCGCTGAACAAGGCCAACGCGAGTAAGGACGCCGACCGCATCGCCGAGGCGCAGCGCGACGTCACCGACGCGAACAAGGACGCCGCGACCGCGCTGGCCGCGCAGACGACGGCCACCAAGGCGGTGCAGACCAGCGAGGAGCGTCTGGCGACCGCGAAGAAGGTCGGCGCGAAGGCGTCGGGCGATCTCGCGCTCGCCACGGACGCCGAGGCGAGCGCGGCCACCGCGGCGGCCACCGCCAAGGACACGCAGGCGGCGGCCGAGGAGAAGCTGAACCAGGCCAAGGCCGAGGCGCTGTCCTACGCGAAGCAGATCGCCACGGCGGCGATGAGCGGCACGGAGATCACGGGCCTGTTCACCGTGGAGGACACCGGCCGCGCGCTGAAGTTCGCCGAGGCCGCCTACAAGGCGTCCGTGGCGCAGGCGCAGGCGACCACCGAGGCGGAGTCCTACCAGTCCGCCATCGACCAGGTCGCCGCGGCCGGGGCGAAGCTGGCCGCCACCCAGGCGGCCAACGGCGCCTCCTACGCCACGCAGAAGGCGACCGTCGCCGCCACCCGCGCCGAGGTCGACGCGCTCGCCCGCTCCTACGGCTTCACCGCCGAGCAGGCGGCCGCGCTGGCGGAGTCCGCGGTGCCCCTGGCCAACAGCGGCCAGACCCTCGTGGACTCCCTCACGCAGCAGCTGAAGGCCGTGCAGGACTTCTCCCGCTCCGTGGGCACCCTGCGAGCCCTGGGCCTCTCCCAGGGCCTCATCGACCAGATCCTGCAAGCCGGGCCCGAGAAGGGCCTGGCGCTCGCGCAGGAGCTGATCTCGGGTGGCTCGGACATGGTGAAGAAGCTCAACGACCTGCAGACCCAGCTGGTGACGGCGTCCAACGCGCTCGGCACCAGCGCGGCCCAGGCGGCCTACAGCCCGGCGGGCGCGCCCCCGGTCATCGCCAGGGGCACCCGCACCACGCGCGCCGCAGGCGGCCCCGTGCACGGGCCCGGCACGGGCACGTCGGACTCCGTCCCGGCGTACCTGTCCAACGGCGAGTACGTCGTCAAGGCGGCCGCGGTGTCTCGGTACGGGATGACCCTCTTCGACGACCTCAACGCCATGAGGCTCGCCGGCGGCGGCCAGGTCCCCTACTACGCCGCCACCACCACGCGGGCCATCGCGGGTCGCTTCGCCGGCGCCAGCACTACCTCGCCGGCCGAAGCCGGCGGGACCGTCATCCACGGCCCCATGTTCGCCATCGACACCGTGAAGGAGACCGTCGACGTGGACCAGCTGTGGCAGCGCGCCCCCCGCGGCGTGCGGGCGCTCGGTGCTGGTGGTGGCCGGTGAAGCTCCGGCTCGAACACCCCACCCTCGGGACGCTGTACCTCGACGAGGCGCACGGGTACACCCCCGCCAGCCTCGACCTCGGCAGCCCCGTGGTCCGGGAGGTCGTCGAGGACGTCGCGAACAGCAACGGCACCGACGACAGCACGGTCCTGTACGGCTCACGGCCAATCACCATCACGGTGGCCGTTGTCGAGGACGCCCGCACGGGCACCTACCTGGACGAGCTCATCACACGGCTGGGCGCCTACACGGCGCCCGGCCGGCGGCCCTACCTGTACATGACACCTGGGCACAACCTCCCCGAGCGGCGTGTCCTGCTGCGCGGCTCCATGCTTGGTGCGCCACGAGAGCTTCCCGGCTACTCCGCCGTGCAGGCGTCGTGGGTGGCGCCGACCGGCGTCATCGAGGCGGCGACCCCCCTGCAGTTGGTCGCCGATGCGGCACCGCAGGGGCAGCCGGGCGTCAGCTTCCCGATCACGCTCCCCTTCAGCTTCCCGGCGGGTTCCCTGCAGGGAGCCGCGGAGGTGAGCAACCCAGGCTCGGAGCCCACCACCCACGTCACCCAGCTGTGGGGTCCTGCCGCCGACCCGACCCTCACCGACGTGGAGACCGGGGCAGTGCTCGCACTCACCGGTCTCGCGCTGACCGCCGGCCAGTACGCCGAAGTCGACGTCGCCAACCTGACCGTCACCATGAACGGCCGCGCCTCCGAGCCACTCGACGACTACCTCAGCGAAGACGCCACCTGGTTCTGGCTGCGTCCGGGCGTCTCGCATCTGCGCTACGCCCCAGCCACCTACTCAGACGGCGCTCGCGCCGTCGTCACCTGGCGCCCCGCGTCGCTGCACTAGAAGGGCTCACGCCATGTCGAACAACCCGTTCCCCATCCAGGACCCGGCCCTCAGCTACGACGCCCAGGACTTCCGCCGACTTCTGTCGTCCCTCTTCGGCGAAGGCATCGCCGACGTGACCGGCGGACAGCTGCGGGTCACACCGCACGCGACCGGGTCGGACATGAGCGTCGACGTCGCTGGCGGCCTGGTCTACGTCCAGGGCGACACCATCGCCGGCCAGGGCATCTACCAGGCACCCTTCGACGCTCTGAACCTCACGATCGCCGCAGCCCCCGCGTCAGGCTCCCGCATCGACCTGGTCGTCGCGCGCGTGTACGACAAGCAGGTCGCGGGTGGCGCGACATCCGGTCGGGCTGTCGAAGTCCTGACCGGCACGGCTGCGGCGGCGCCGACGGCCCCGAAGGTGCCCGACACGGCAGTCGTCTTGGCCCAGGTGACGGTCGCCGCCGGGACCACGACCATCACCTCCGGCCTCATCGCCGACCTCCGCTCAGCGGTGTCCTCCGGGTCGGGGGCGGTTGGGGTGCAGGGGCAGCCCATGACGGCGGCGCAGATCGCTGCACTCACTACGCCGCAGAAGTATCAGGGCCGGCTCATCTTCAACACCACCCTGGGGAAGCTGCAGCAAGTCGCAGCCCCGGGTGCGGCGCCTTCCGACATCGGCGCGACGAAGGCGCAGGGGACCTACCTCGGCGATGGCGCGGCAAGCCGTGCGATCACGGTCGGATTCACCCCCGACCTGGTCCTGATCAGCTCCAACGGGGCCGGAGTCATGGCCTGGCTACACCGCACGGAGACCGCTGCCTACCAGGCGCTCTACAACGGCCAGTTCAACGCCGCTGGCCCCGGCTTGACGTCCACAGGCTTCCAGGTGGGCGACAACCGCCTCAACGCCAACACCTTCACCCACTACTGGACCGCCTGGAAGTTCGCCTGAGAGGGGCGCCTCATGCTGCTGATCTACCGCGAGGCGACCGGTGAAGTCGTCGAGAACACGGGCACCAACTCACTCCTGCCCGAGGGCCCACCCGGGGACATGGCGTGGGCCAACCAGAGGGACCGCACCGGCCTCGCCCTCCTGCGACTCCACGACGTCATCGACGCCTCACTGATCCAGCAGATGGCCGTCCGGGAGTACAGCGTTCAGGGCGGCCGCATCGTCTTCGGCACCATGCAGGCGCCGTCCGCACCGCCGCCGCCTCCGCTGGAGGAAGTCGTCAAGAAGGTCGCGGCCCTGCAGGAGTGGGCCGCCCAGGTGCAAGCCCAGGTCGACGCAGCCACCGAGCTGCTGATGGGAGGTCTGACGTGAGCGCGCTGTGGTTCCGCATCTACGACGGCATGGTCGCCCGGGGCTCGGCATCGCTGGCGGGGATCGACGGCTGCCACGCCCGCGGCCTCCTCACCGACGACGAGCACGAGCAGCTGATCGCCAAGTGGCGCACCGCGAACGAGACCCCCACAACGGCCGGGGAGACACCCCCGACCGCTGCCGTCGATGGCTGAGTGGCGGCTGCTGGCAGGCCCCTGGCGCGGGGGGCGGAGACGCCCCCTCACCTCCGCCCGCAACATCACGTGCACCTGGCGGCTGGCGCCGTCCCATGAGCTGTCGTTCAGCATCAACGGCCGCCACCGCGAGGCGCCACTGATCGTGCCGCTGCAGACGGACGTGCACCTCCTCCGCGATGACAGACCGCTCTACACCGGCCGGGTCGGGGCGCCCACCGACAACGCCACCGCCGACCAGCACACCCGCACCGTGCAGACGGCGGAGTACCGGGCGCTCCTCGGCCGCCGCTACTGGCGTGAGGACCAGATCACCTGGCAGTCCGACCAGGCGGGGGTGGTTACCCGGCTCATCTCCACCATGCAGCGGCGCCCCGGTGCCAGCCTGAACATCGACACCACGGGCGTTCCAGACGGTGGACCGAAGGCGAACCGCGTCACCGAGCCAGGCGCCGGCCTCCTCGACGAGATCCAAGCCATCGCCGTCTCCGGGGACGGCAGCCCCACCAGCCCACGCTTCGACTGGGACATCACGCCCGGGTGGGACGAGCGCCGCCTGCAGCTGTGGACACCGCAGAGAGGCACCCGCCGCAAGCCCCTCACGTACCGGTGGCAGCCCGACCCCAACCAGCGACAGTCCTCCATCGTCGCCAGCGCTGACCGATCCTTCGACCCAAGCACCTACGCCAACGCGGTCATCGTCACTGGCGGCACCAAGACCGTGACGACGACCAGCACCGTCGTTGACCCCTCCACGGGCGCGACCGTCGTGAAGGTCACCCGCACCGAGGTCCCCACCACACCCGTCTACCGCGTCGTGGACGACCTCGAATCCCGCATCGAGGGGCTGTGGGAGCAGACGCTGTCCTACCCGGACATCGTCGAGCAGGCGGAGCTCGAAGCGAAGGCCGATGAGCGCCTCGCCGCCCTCCAGACAGTCGCGCCCACCTGGACGGTCACGCTTCGCTCCGGCACCTGGCGTGGACCCGAGCACTACTGGATCGGGGACACCGTTCCCCTCCGGGTTAGCTCCGGCGTCGTCACCGACGAGCTGGACCTGCGCATCACCGAGCTGCGACTGCAGCTCAGCCCCTCCGGCCAGGAGGTCGTGACCCTCACCCTCGGCTCACCGCTCGGAGACGTCGGCACGACCCTCGCCAGCCAGAACCAGCGCCTCGCCGCGCTGGAGCTCCGTTCCTGACCCCTGACACCCCCACACCGGAGGACCGGCATGTCCCGTTTCGCTGTGATCAAGCACCCCAACATCACCCCGGAGGCCGTCGTCGCGGAGACGGCGCTCGCCTTCCTGCCGCCCGAGTGGACCTTCGTCCGCTGGGTCGACGGCACCGTCGGCGGCTCCCAGCCCCGCGACTACGTCAGCACCGAGGAGCTGCAGGCCGCCCTCACCGGCCTCGTGGCCGGCACCGTCAACCTCACCGGCTACGTCACCGACGCCGAGCTCACCACGGCGCTCGCCGGTCTCGGCAGCGGGGGCGGTGGCCTCGACGCGGCCGCCATCCGCACGCTCGTCAAGGGCTACCTCAAGGCTGGCGCCAACGTCACGCTGACGCCGGACGACACCGCGGGCACGCTGACCATCAGCGCGGCCGGCGGCTCCGGCGGTACCACCACGATCACCATCGCCTCGATCACCGACGCCACGACCGTCGGCAAGGCACTGCTCGGTGCGACCAGCGCCGCCGCCGCCCGCACCGCGATCGGCGCGGGCACCTCCAACCTCGCGGTCGGCACCGGTGCCACCGACGCCAAGCGCGGCGACTACGTCGCCACCTGGGCCGAGCTGGGCACGGTCCCCACCTCGTCCCTGCCCCCGCTGGCGATCAACGAGGTCTTCACCGTCACCAGCCAGGCCGCGATGCTTGCGCTCACCGCGCAGCGCGGCGACATGGCGATCCGCACCGACACCGGCGCGACCTTCGTCTTGGCGTCGGACTCCCCCACCACCCTCGCCGACTGGAAGGCCATCGCGGCCGCCGGGTCGATCACTTCGGTGAACGGCAAGACGGGCGTCGTGGTCCTGGCCGCGGGTGACATCGCCGGCTTCGCCACGGTCGCCACGAGCGGCGCCTACGGCGACCTGTCGGGTAAGCCGACGATCCCCGCCGCCGCCACGACCGCCTCGGTCCTGGCGCTGCTGCCGAACATGCTGAAGAACTGGGCGCGCATCCCCATCGACATGGCCGTCGGCACGATCACCTACAACTCCTCCGGCGCCCCCACCGGCCACAGCGTCGAGTGGCCCGACGGCGCCACCGGCGTCTACGCCGGCACGGCCAGCTCCACCTTCCCCGGCTCGATCGACACCTACACGGTGACGCACGTCCTGTCCGGGACCACGACCACCACCTACACGCAGCCCCCCGTGACCCGTGACGCCACCACCGGTCAGGTCACCACCCGCCCCGCCGTCACCGTCGCCTGAGCTGAGGAGAACACCTGATGGGCATCCTGGACCCCCGAGCTTCCGTCGCCGCCGACAAGGCCTACCTGCGGCTCACCGACATCACCCCTGCCACCAACCTCGTGACGCTGGCCGACCTGCAGGACACCTCCGCGCGCCTCGCCACGCTGGAGACCGCCGGCGGCATCGTGGCGCGCCCGAGCCGCCCGGCCACCACCGCTCAGCCGTCGTTCTGGCTCCGCGGCGACCAGATCACGCAGTCCGCCGGCGCCATCTCCACCTGGACGGACAACGTCGGCGGCGTGACCTTCGCGGTCCCGGCCTCGCGCACGGCGCCCACGTACTCAGCCACCGCGGTCAAGGGCAAGCCCGGCGCCGTGTTCTCCCGCTCGGCCAACAGCGGCCTGTACTTCCCGAAGCCGGTTCGCGCCGAGGCGCAGACCGCGCTCGTGGTGTTCTCGGTCGCGGCCCTGGGTGTCGCACAGGGACTGATCCAGGGCACGGACTCGACGGCCACGGCCACGAACCTCAGCCTCAACACCTACTACCACGCGTCGAACGCGGTGGTCGCGGGCATGAACGGCAACACCGGCACGAACGCCTTCTCGGGGACGACGCTCGCGGCCGCTGGGCCCCTGATCGCGCGGTTCGGGTGGGGTACCGGCACGGGTGTGGGGACGGCATCGACCAAGCCGCTCACCGCGTCCCTGAACGGCGGGACGGTCGGTACTTCCAACACCCAGTCCGTGGTCCCGGCGCTGTCGACTGGCTTCACCCTGGGTGGCGCCGGCACGGCGGCCAGCAGCGGCCCCGACGCCAACATCGCCGAGGTCATCATCTTCGACACGCTGCTGTCCGTGGCCGACCAGCAGGCGTGGACGCAGTACCTCGCCGCCACCTACAACATCACCGTCGGCAACAACTGATGGCCACAGGTCGAGTCCTCAAGCTGAAGAACGCTGTCAGCGGAATCGCCGCCGGTTCCCTCGTCTACGCCGGAGCCGGCGGGAGCACTGGCGACGTCGCTGCTGCCGTACCCGCGTCCAGCGACCTGGCGGACAGCGGCGTGACCTACAGCGTGAACTCCCTGCGAGCCGCCCCGTCCGGCTTCTCCACGGTTAACCTGACCTGGGCGAACACGGACCCGACGAGCGCCGTCACGCAGACGCAGATCACCCGCGACGGGGCCGTCGTGGCGACGCTGGGCCCGGTCACCTCCTGGGCCGACACCAGCGTCCAGGCGGGCAAGCCGTACACCTACGGTGTCCGCACGCTCAGCGCCTCCAACGCGGCCTCCGAGCGGATGTACGACTACACCCGGGTCGGAGCCGCCGTCCCGGGCCCCTACAGCGTGTCCGGCACGAAGATCGTGGACCCGACGGGCGCCCAGTTCATCCCCTTCGGCGGCAACGTCGGCGTCAACCAGGGCATCGGCGGCAACAACTGGTCCGACGAGCTCACCTCCCCGCACATCAAGGAGGCGCTGGACTGGGGGTGGAACACCATCCGCCTGACGGTCTACTGCTCGCGAGAGATCGACTGGATCGGCACCGACGCCACGTTCGTCCCGAACAAGGCCTACACGATCTACGACGCCATCGGCTACAACGGTCGGCGCTACAAGCCCGTCGCCAACTTCACCTCCGGCGCTAGCTTCAACGCCTCCGACTGGACCGACAAGGGCGCCGGCTCCTGCTACGGCCGACAGAAGGCCATCGACGACTCCTTCGCCACCGCGCAGAAGTACATCGACGCGGGCCTCGTCGTCGTGCTGACCTTCATGGACGTGACCCAGGGCGTCATGACCCAGGGCAACGTCAAGTTCGACGACATCGCCGATGCCATCGTCCAGGCCGGGAACCGCTTCAAGGGCGAGTCCCGCCTCTGGGTGAACATCAACGAGCCCATCGGGCCCAGCAGCCCGGCGACGTTCCAGACCTGGCACGGCCGCTACTACGACGCCCTGCGCGGCACCGGCGCCAACAACATCATCGTCGCGGACATCATGACCAACGCGCAGGACGCACCCTGGGGCACCTACAAGCCCGACGGTGTCACGGTCGCGCCGATGCCGAAGGTCTTCGACGCTAGCGTGGGCCCTGCCTTCCTGGCGAACGCAGGCGGCACCCCCCGCACGAACGTCGTCTTCGGGTACCACTGCTACGGCGGCCTATCTCAGTCCTACGACACGCAGACCCAGTTCGACAACACCTACAACAGCTACTTCAGCAACTGCCAGAACGCTGGGCTGTGCGTGGGGTTGTTCGAGACCGGGTACAAGCTCGGAGCCGTCGAACTGCCCGACTCCGGGACCGGGGACAACAACCGCAACATCCGCGGGTACCGAGCCTGCTTGAAGATCGCGCGGTCCAAGGGCATCGGCTGTGTCGTGTGGGATGCCACCTTCGACATCTTCACCGTGAAGAACACCACGGACTCCTCGGGCTACCACGGCCAGGGCTACTGGTACGGGGGTGGCGCCTGGGCCGACCTGTCACCCATGGGCCTGGAGTTCTGGAACACCGTCAACCCGGCGTACCCGGCGCCCACCAAGGCGCCGGTCCTGTCGGCCGGGTCCTCGCTGGTCACCAGCCAGGACCTGACCTGGAACCGCGTGTCCACCGCAACCTCCTATGAGCTCGCCTATAAGGCCACCGAGGACACCACGTGGACGACGTTCTCCTCGAGCCTGACGAAGCTGACGGCCTCCATCACTGGACTGACGCAGGACACCAGCTACGACTACCGGATCCGGGCCGTCGCCTCTGGCGGTGCAGGCCCCTGGTGCAGCGTCCTCACGAGGAAGACGAACGCCGTCAACGGCCCGCGGCCCACGGCGCCGTCCACGACGGTCCAGCCGTCCTTCTGGCTGCGCGGCGACCAGATCACCGCCTCCAGCTCGACGCTCATCAGCTGGGCGGACGCAGCCAACGGCCTGGCCTACGCGGTCCCGTCGGGCAGGAGTGCACCCACCTACAGCGCGACCGGGCTGAGGGGCAAGCCTGCGGCGACCTTCACGAAGGCGGCGACGGCGGGCCTCTTCTACCCCAAGCCGCTGAAGGCCGAGACGCAGACCATCCTGCTCGTCTTCGCTGTCGGCGCTCTCGGCACCGCCCAGGGCCTCATCCAGGCGACGGACGCCGCTGCGGCTGCGGCGAGCCTGAACGTAAGCGCCTACTTCCACGGCTCCAACGTGGTGACGGCTGGCGTCCAGGGCAACACGGGGACGAACGCTTTCTCCAGCACCGCTCTCGCAGCTGCAGGAGCCGGCATCGGCCGCTTCACCTACGGCGCCGGCGGCGGCGTCGGCACCAACAGCGTGAAGGCCCTGGCCTCCTCCCTCAACGGCGGTGCGCCTGGCACCTCCAACACGCAGGCGTTCACCGCGGCCACCTCGGCCGGGCTCACGCTCGCCGGCGCCGGGACCACCGGGGCAGACGTCACGATCGCCGAGGTCATCGTCTTCGACGCGGCGCTGTCCGCAAGCGACGCCGCGGCGTGGACGCAGTACCTCGGCCAGGTCTACGACCTCTCGGTCGGGTCCAACTAGCTCAGACGGCAGAAGGGACTCCGCCATGAAGAGCATCGCCAACCTGACATCCTCAGGCGGCACTCGTGTGGGACTCCCAGCTGGGACGCCTGTCCGCCTCGGCGCGCCCGGCACGACTGAACTGCCCCGGCTGACGGTCTCGTCAGCCGGGGTGGTGCAGCGGGCCGGGCAGCCGTTCCGCACGGCCGGCGCCAACATCTTCCAGCTCGTGAACAACGACTACCCGGACAAGGCAGGGCGTCTGATGACGCACGCCGAGATCGACTCGCTCCTCGACAGGGCCGTCACCCTCAAGCTGGGCGTGGTCCGCGCCCTCACCCTGGGGCAGAACATCGGCTCGACGAGCGCACACCTCGTCGCGGGCATCACCGGCACGACCAACCCGGTCATCACGTACCGGCCCGCGGTGTGGGAAGTCATGGACTACGCCATCAAGGCGGCCACCGACCGCGGTCTGTACCTGGTGACGACCCTGACGGGCGAGCCGGGCTCCTACCACGGGTCGAAGAGGGACTGGGTCAACTTCCGTCGGCCGGGGACGTGCTCGACGGACCTGTCGGTCAACTCCGCCGGCTCCGAGACGGAGAAGGCCGCCGAGAGCTACTTCTACAGCGACACCCAGATCGGCGTGACGGACTTCCGCACCTACACGCGCGACATCTTGACCCACGTCAACGTCTACACGGGCCGCGCCTACAAGGACGAGCCCGCGCTGTGCCTGCAGTCCGGCAACGAGATGTGGACGGCCGACAGCTACCGCACCTGGCAGACGTCCTGGGCTGACTACGTCAAGACCATCGCCCCCGACACCCTGATCCTCGACGGCATGGGCGCCGACCTGTCGTCCTACTGGGCCACCCAGCCCGGTGGGGACGCGCTCGAGCACATCATCACCGCCGAGGCCCTGGCCAACCAGAGCATCAGGGTGCACACCCTGCACCCCTACTCGGTGGCCACGGCCGCCGACGTCACCGAGGCGGCCCGACGCTGCGCACTGGCCGGCAAGGCCCTGGCTGTGGACGAGTACGGCTGGTCGAAGGCCAACGCCGCGGACATCGAGGCAGCCGTGCGCGCGTCGCCCAACGCCTTCTTCTCCGCCTGGTGGTCCCTGCAGAACGACGCCGACCTGCACAACGGCGGGCCGGGCGTCGGCTACGGCACCGACGACGCCTCGCTGTACGTCCCCGGCAAGGACGCCACCCAGACCACGGCCATCACCCGGCTCCTCGCGCACTCCAGCGCGATGACCGCGGCGGCGGCTTCTGCCGGCGCCCCGGACCTGGTCGTCACGTCGCTGTCCAGCTCGCCGACCAACCCGGCCGCAGGCGCTGCGGTGACCTTCTCCGGGGTGGTGAAGAACCAGGGCACGGCCGCGACCCCCGCCGGCACCGTCGTCGGCCTGGCCTTCTCCATCGACGGAGGCCTGGTCGCCTGGTCCGACACGTCGTCCACCTCGCTGGCAGCGGGCGCGTCCCGCACGCTCACCGCCAACGGCGGACCGCTGGGCGTGGCCACCTGGACGGCGACCGCCGGCGCGCACGCTCTGTCCGCGACCGTCGACGACGTCAACCGCATCACCGGCGAGCTCGACGAGACCAACAACACCTCCGCCACGAGCACGCTCACCGTCACCGGCTCAGCCACACCCGTGGCGGCCGTCACCGGCGCGCGCAGCATGGTCGTGCCGGCGTCGGACCCGCTGGTCTCGGACTGGACGGACGATGCCGTCGATGCCCAGTCGTTGACGATGCACGCGAACTACGCCTCGGAGGACGACGTCACGAACATCGTGGCGCCGGCTTTGCGGGACTCCGGGGTGCGCCACTGGCGTGACGGGTTCGGCAACAACGCCGCGTCGATCCGCAAGGTGCAGAGCATCGCCAGCATCGCGGTCGGCACCCGCGGCTGCGTCACGGTCGATACCCGGGACGGGAACAACCCGGGCAACGTCGTCGCCTACCTCACCGCGCTCGGCGGGGACGCCAACCTGTGGGCGGCCGAGGGCCTCAACGAGTGGGACATCCACTCCGAGCTGCGCGACGACCAGGGCCAGGGCTTCCCCAACCCGGACTACGCCAACCGGCTCTACGCGGCGATCAAGACTGCTCGAGACGCGGGCAACACGGCCATCGACGGCATCCTCGTCGGGACGCCGACCATGGCGAACCCGCTGAACTCGTCCACCCTCGGGCCGGTCTCCGCCGACGTGACGATGCACCACCCCTACCAGGGTGGGGCGCTGCCGATGGACCAGATGACGTCGAAGTGGATCCCGAACGCCGACCGGCTGGAGCGCACGTCCGGCACCGGCACGCGGCCGCTGTTCTCCTCCGAGACCGGCTACCACCTCGTCGACACCATGGCCGGGCAGAACGGCATCACGATGAACGCCGCGCGCAAGTACATCCCGCGCCTGTTCCTCGGCTACCGCAGGCTCTCGCGCCTGAACCAGCGGTGGATCGCGCCGTCCCTCTACAACCTGTCGACCGACCAGTGGTCGCTGCTGCTGACGTCCACCGGGGCCCGCACTGCGGCCTTCAACGCGCTCGCGTCGCTGAACACCCTCCTCGCGGACCGAGGCACTCGCCCCACTCCGCAGTCGGTGGCCGGCGTCGACACCGGCGGCGTCGCCGACGTCCAGTTCCACGTCATGGGCAAGCGCGACGGCTCCCTCTGGGTGGCCGCGTGGCGCGAGACCGCGTCGTGCATCCCGAACAACAACGCCGCGACCAGGCAGGACATCACCGTCGCCCGGGTCCCGGTCACGGTCACCCTGCCCTCGTCGCGGGCCGGGGTGGTCTACCGCCCCTCCACGACGGGTACCGCGGCGCAGGAGACGACCTCGACGGGTACCACGCACACCGTCCAGGTCGGCGACGAAGCGACCCTGGTCCGCCTCGCATGACCGCACACGGCCGGGCACCCCGGCGCCATGGATGGCACCTCTACCTGCACCAGCGATCGGAGATGCCCATGGCGCTCACCCGCCGCTTCCTGCGGAGCAGGGTCGGTCGGCGAGGTCAGTTCCTCGTCTACGCCGGCGCCGCCTTCGCCATCATCGGCTACGGCTACGTGGCGTCGCCGGTGCTCAGGCGGCCGGGCGTGCACGTCGTGCACGACCTGGTCCCGCCGCCCTGGTGGGGGGTGGCATGGGTCATCGCGGGGGTGATCGGCATCGGCTTCGCCTGGGCCCGCAAGCCCGGCCGCGACCGCCTCGGGTACGCCGCGCTCATCCTCATGCCGTCCCTGCAGGCGGCGTCCTACGCCACCTCCTGGGTGCTCTACCTGTTCCACCAGCCGGGGGACCCGCGGGGGATCTACACCGCGCTCATCTTCGTGGCCTTCGCCCGCTTCATCGGCCTCGTCGCCGGCTGGCCGGAGCCGCGAGTCTCCTACGCCGACCTCCGACCACGAGGTGACGCGTGAGCGGGGTCGAGGGGGGCGACTCCACCCTCTGGGGCGCCGCCGCCACCGTCCTCGTCGCGCTCATCGGCTACCTGTCCGTGCGAGCCACCGCGCGCGCGGGGCGCCGCGCCGGCCGCGAGCAGGAGTCGATCGAGCGAGGCGTCGTCTCCACGGAGACGCTCGTCGAGCTGGTCGGCACCTACGAGAACCGCCTCCACGAGGTCGAGAAGCGGATCAAGAAGACCGAGCAGGACCTCAACGGCATGCACGACTGGAAGCGCGCCGCCATCCGCTACATCCGGGCCCTGCGCCAGCACAGCGTGCACCACTCCCCCGGCGAGCTGCTGCCCGAGCCTCCGCCCGAGCTGCTCCTCGACCTCGCCGACTGACCCCCGCCACGACGGGCCCGCCGCACCAGCGACGGGCCCGTCGTGCTGTCCACACCCCGACCACATGGAGGCGCTGTGAGCACCGACCCCACCCACTGGCCTGAGCCGGACCCCAACGACGGCGACGGCTCGCAGTACGCGGAGACCGAGGAGAACGACGGCACCCCGGGAGCCGTGCACCCGTGACCATCACCAAGACGATCCCGGCGATCAACACCGCCACCGGGAAGCCCCGCTACTCCAGCCGCGGCGGCGCCAAGGTGCGCCTGCTGATCCTGCACACCATGGAGGGCGCCCGGACCGTCGAGGCATGCGGGTCCTGGTTCCGCAACCCCGCCGCGCCGAACGCCTCCAGCCACGTGGGCATCGACGACGACGACACCGCGCTCTACGTCCCCTACGAGTACAGCGCCTGGACCGCAGCCAGCGCGAACCCCGTCGCCGACCAGGCCGAGCTCGCCGCCTTCGCCGCTTGGAGCCCCGCCGAGTGGGACACCCACGCCGGGATGATCGAGCGCACCGCCCAGTGGGTGGCCGAGCGGGCCAAGGCCCGCGGCATCCCCCTCGTGCGCCTGCACGACAAGCAGACCAAGACCGGCACCGGCGTTTGCATGCACGTCGACATCACTCGCGGGTGGGGAGTCGGCACCCACCAGGACTGCGGCGCCAGCTTCCCCATCGATCGCATCATCGCCCGCGCCATCCAGATCAACACCGTCAACCTCGTGGAGGACATCGTGGCCAGCCTGAACGACGACGAGAAGGGCCGCCTCATGCGGGCCATCGACAACTACAACCGCACCTGGGACGAGATGCAGGAGTCCAAGGTCGACGGCAAGAAGCTCTGGCTCGCCGACGCCCTCATGTTCCAGGAGGCCAACGTCGCCAAGGTCCCCGCGCTGCTCCAGCGCCTCGTCGACAAGCTGGGAGCCTGATCATGGCCAGGCACGTCACCAGCACGTCCTGGAAGCCCTGGGCCACGAAGGCCGGCCGCCAGGCCAAGGCCATCGCCTCCACCCTCGTGGCCGCCGCCGGCGGAACCGTCCTCGCCGCCCTGGCCGACGGCCAGATCACCGGCCAGGAGTGGTGGGGCATCGCCGTCGTCGCGGCCGCCGCCTACGGCATCACCTTCAGCGTGCCCAACGCCCCCAACCGGCGCGCGCAGATCATGCCCGTCCCCGATGCCCGCGACGGCAGCTGA